ATCCGAATGCCGGAAGCGGGGACGAAACAACCGAAGAAGAACAGCTTGCCGAACTGATCAAAAGCGGCACGGAACGTTTCAAGGAACTGCGGAAGCCTGATGAAATAGACATTGATTTTGATATTGCAGACGATGCATATTACATCGGGGATATTATAGGCACATGGGACAGCAAAACAAATCTGTCAGTCATGGCGGCGATCAGCAAAAAAATTGTGACCTTGAAAAACGGTCATACAACTATATCTTATCAAGTGGGGTGAAGACATGGCTAATATGCATTTAGTCACAGGCTATGCAGGCAAAGAACATGTTACTGCTGCAGATCACGGGTCGTTTTATGCGGCGTTGATCAGCAGCGGATCTTTTGTGCTTGACAAAGGCAACAAATTAGCTATCAACAAAATATCGAACAATACCGTCCGGGTGCTTGACGGTGATGTTCTGATGCAGGGCAGACATTGCCGGGTTGCGGATGCTGCTTTTGTTGATCTGGCTGTTGAAAGCGGTCAGAACGGCTACAAACGGCGTGATCTTGTGTGTGTGCGTTACTTGCGGGATGCGGACACAGGCGTTGAAGATTGCAACCTGATCGTTTTACGTGGCGATCCCGTTGCAGCGTCCCCGGCTGATCCGGAATATGTCACAGGTGATATCATCGGCGGTGCGCTGCAGAATGATTTCCCGCTGTACAGGCTGAATTTAAACGGTACGGAAATCGAAAGTATTGACACGCTGTTTGCGGTTTTTCCGTCCATCGAAAACAAACGGACGGCAATTGATGCAGAATTGCTGTCCGTGTGGGCAAAGTTTGCAGATTATGATTCGGGTATACCGAAAATTGCATACGGTCGGTATGTTGGAACAGCAGCGGATAGTGATACCGTTTCGTACAGCACGATCACAATCCCAACAGGCATTAAAGCAAGGTTGCTCATATTCTTCGATATGAAGGGGGTATCTGGCAGTAACAACGATAAAACAATGGCTGATATTGCGCAAATATACGGATATCCGTGCACATCGTTTTATAGCAACCAAACTCAAACTGTCACATGGGGAAATGATTCAGTAACCATTACAAATTGGGCCTCAACTTTAAACAAAAAAACGGAAACCTATCTGTGGTTTGCAATCGGTGAATAAAGGGGGTTGTTTAAATGTACGTTATCAAACTGGAAACAAACGAGTACGGAGCGAGGCAGCCGTTATTCACATGGGATAAGCCAACAGCACCTATTGGATTTGCTCTTTGCCCCGATGAATTTTACGATGTTTTCTACAGCACAACTCCCGCAGGCTTTGTGGACATCACGGTCGAAGGTGACGTTGTTGTTGCAATGGGCGTAAATCAAGTTGCGCTTGATGCATATCTTGCAAGCCTGCCGGAAGAAGAACCGGAACAGGAAACTGAAGCAGAACCTACATCAGAAGAACTGATCAATGCTATGTTAGGGGTGTTTGACGAATGAACAAACTGACGGAAATGACACAGTTAGGCAATGCACTGAAGATGTTTGTTAAGGCAAACGGCAAAGCCATGACGGATGCGGAAGCATTGAGCGTATCCGGGCTGCATGACAAATGGGAAGCCGGGATCATCTATGAAGCGGAAGACGTAAACAAGGTAGTGCGATACAAAGACAAGCTGTACAGGATTGTATCTGCCCATACGTCAGCGGCACACTACCCGCCTGATGGCGAAGGCTTGCTTGCGTTGTACCGTCCTATAGTGATCGGGCATGCGGGAACGCTTGAAGATCCGATCCCGTTTGTGTATGGCATGGATGTAGCTTCCGGGCTTTGTTACAGCTACAACGGCGCAATCTGGACGGCAACAAAGGGCATGATCCCGTGCGTATGGTATCCGGCAGAAGGCAACGAATGGGATAAAATTGAATAAGAAAGGATGATGCAATGAAAGGGGTAAGTTTTGACGGGCTGCACAGTTACAGGGATTTCGGGCTGATCCTTGCACCTAAAGAAATTGGATCACCCGCCGTGAAAAAGTATCAGATTGAAGTGCCGGGGGCTGACGGTGCGCTTGATCTGACTGACTTCTTCGGGGAACCGAAATTTGAAAATACAATACACACATTTGAATTTTCTTTACCAGTGCCACATTCAGAACAACCTTCTTTGCATACATCCATTAAAAACGCAATACACGGTAAAAAGATGCGGATTATCTTAGACGATGATCCGCTTTTTTACCATGTGGGCAGGTGCGAAGTTTCTCCGCTTACGCAGGAAAAGACAATCGGCAAGCTGTCGATCACATGCGATTGTGAGCCGTACAAATTGAAGCTGCAGAAAACTGTTTTCAGGATCGATGTGGACGGGGAATTTGTCACAACCATCCCCAACAGCCGGAAGCGGGTTGTGCCGGAAGTACAGATCGAAACGGAAGGCAGTATCAGGATCGTATATCAGAATAATATATGGGATCTTGGCAGCGGATCATATACCCTGCCGGAACTGGAACTTGCGGAAGGAAACAATGAAGTTTCTGTCACAGGTGCAGGCAGCGTGACGTTCACCTATCAGGAAGGGGCGTTGTAATGTACAGGGTATATTGTGATGGAAAGTTGCTGTATCACACGAAGCTTTCAAACCTGCAGATCTTTGATCCGTCCCTTGAACTTGAACTGAACAAAACGGGAAGCTTTGCGTTTTCTATTTATCAGGATCATCCGTACTATTCCACACTGCAAAAGCTTAAATCAATTATTGAAGTGTGGCAGGATGATTTTTTGCTGTTCCGGGGCAGGGTTTTAGATGACGAAATCGGATTCTATAACGAAAAAACTGTATCCTGCGAAGGCGAACTTGCTTTCCTGCTTGACAGCATACAGCGTCCGTATGACTTTACAGGCGGCGTTGCGGAATTCCTGCAGATGCTGCTTGATATCCATAATGCACAGGTCGAACCGGAAAAGCGGTTTGTGCTTGGCAATGTCACGGTCACTGATCCGAATGACTATATTGTCAGGTCGGACATCGACTACGTCAGCACATGGGAAGTCATTGAAAAGAAGCTGCTTGAATTGCTTGGCGGCTTTTTGATCGTGCGGCATGTGGACGGCGTTGTCTATCTTGACTATCTTGCAGAAATCACGTTGCTTTCTCCGCAGAAGATCACCTTTGCAAAGAATCTGCTTGACCTGAAGCGCATCCGCAAGGGCGGTGACGTTGCAACAGTGCTGATCCCTTTAGGCGCAAAGATCAAGGATGAAGCCGGACAGGATACGGATAAACGGCTGACCATAGAAAGCGTGAACGGCGGCGTTGATTTTATCATTGATTTTGAAGCGCAGGCACAGTTCGGCACAATTGTCAAGACAGTCATTTTTGATGATGTAACCGATGCCGAAAACCTGAAAACAAAGGGACAAGCACAACTTTCCGATCTTGTCAAGATGCTTGAATCAATCGAACTGACAGCGGCAGATCTGGCAACGGTCGACAAAGATATTACATCTTTTCACATCGGTACACAGGTCGATGTGTCCAGTGATCCGCACAGCATGCAGGATCGGTTTTTAGTAAGCAAGCTTTCCCTGAAACTGCTTGATCCCGGTGCAAACAAGTTGACGCTTGGAAAGACACTTGTGTCTTCCGGGGATGCCGTCAAGGGCATTTCAGACAGTCAGCAGGTACTTTTGCAGACCGTGGGAAAGTCGGCAAAAACGGCATCTGATGCGGTTTATAATGTGGAACGGAATCTGCAGGCATCCATAACAGCATCAGAAACAAGCATCCTATCCACGGTATCAGAAACGCATTACCTGAAGGAAGACGTTGACAAGATCGTTTCTGAAGTCAGCAATGAAGTTGAGCAAACACAGTCCGGCGTTGAAATCCGCTTCACGCAGTTTTCGCAGGATATGGAATCACTTGCAGCGGGAACGGATGCGGAATTTGAAGAAATCCGGAAGTTTATTCGCTTTGTTGATGGAAAAATCCTGCTTGGTGAAGTTGGCAACGAACTTGAGCTGCAGATTGCAAATGACAGGATCAGCTTCCTGCAGGATGGTGCAGAAGTGGCGTATTTTTCCGATAGAAAGCTGTATGTCACCGATGCGCAAATCATGCACAGTTTGCAGATTGGAAGCTTTGCTTTTATGCCACGGGCAAACGGCAATGTTTCCTTCAAGAAGATGTGACGGGGGTGTGAATTATGGCACTATCCGGCACTATTCAGCAAGCTATCCGCACAGGATACCGGCTGCAGATCGTGTGGACGGTTGACAGCCAATCTGTTGCAAACAATACGTCAGCGATTACCGTTAAAGTGCAGCTTGTATCAACGGGATCTTCGTACACGATCAACAGCAGCGCATCAAAGTCCGGCAGCCTGACAATAAACGGCACGAAATACACGTTTAATTTCACGGCTTCCCTATCTGGAAATCAGACAAAGACGCTGTTCACAAAGCCTGTCACCATATCCCATGCATCGGACGGCACAAAGACCTGCAGCTTTTCTGCAACCTGCGGCATCAATGTCACGCTTTCCGGTACATATTACGGCAATGTTACGGCTTCCGGCAGCGGTGTATTCAATACAATTGCCCGTGCTTCGACAATCAGCGGCGTGACAGATTCCGTATCGGTCAACGGTACAAACGAAGTCACGGTGACCATCAGCCGGAAATCGTCAAGCTTTACGCACACGGTTGTTTTCAGCTTCGGCAGTTACAGCAAAACAACGAAAGACGTTGGTACGTCTACAAGTTATGCAATCCCGGAATCATGGCTGAATGCGATCCCGAAAGCAACATCCGGCACGGCAAAGGTCACAGTAACCACATATTCCGGCAGTACAAAGATCGGTGCTGCAGTGTCGAAGAATTTCACGATCACTGTCCCTGCAGACGTTGTTCCGACATTTTCAAGCGTTGCCGTCAATGATACGACAACACATCAGACAACCTTCGGAAACATGGTGCAGGGCAAATCAAAGCCGAAGTTCACGATCACGGCTGCAGGGGCTTACGGGTCTACTATCACGGCGTACAAGACTGTTTTCGAAGGCAAGACATACACGGGTGCAACGCCAACAACAGCAGCCATCACGGGCAGCGGATCGGTCACGGCAACAATCACCATCACCGACAGCCGGGGACGTACTGCCAAAACCACAAAGTCATGGACGGTTGTTCCATATACTGCGCCTAAGATCATCAGCTTTCAGGGCTTCCGTTGCCTTGCAGACGGGACGGAAAACTACGAAGGCACACACCTTGCAGCGGCTGTCAACTTTTCTGTTTCGTCAGTAAACAGCAAAAATGCGGCATCCTACACCATCGAATACAAGCTTGCAACGGCAACCGCATGGACAACCTTGACAAGCGGGGCGGTTTATGCTTTGAATCAAACGATTGTCAGCGCATCCGGGTTTATGTCCATTGATGCAAGCTATGATATCCGGCTTTCTGTGTCGGATTCCTTTGCCACGATCCGCAGCGTGTTTGAGATCCCGACAGCGTTTACCCTGCTTGATTTTAACGCATCCGGGCGGGGCTTGGCGTTCGGCAAGGTGTCGGAACTGGCTGAAGGCATCGAATTTGCTTTGCCTGTTTCCTTTGATCGTGTACCTATCATAAACGGCGGCAGCAAAGTGCTTTGGTCGGGTGCAATGTACATGACCGGGGATCACAAAATACTGCTTTCGGAACCGGTGAGCAAACAATTATCCGGAATTGTGCTTGTATTCAGCCGAATCGTTGACGGCGTGGCGCAGGCGCATAATTTCAACAGTTTCTTTGTTTCAAAGGTATTTATTTCGGAACAGGCAGGCTATGGATCAGCATTCTTGATGGCAACAACAAACTTCAGCGTGGTCTGCAGCAAATACCTTTATATCAGTGATGGACATATCACGGGAAACGATCAGAATTCACTTACAGGAACCGGGGCAAGCGGGATTGTGTTTAACAATGCATCGTTTGTCCTTCGGTATGTTATCGGCGTATAAATTAAATCAGATCAGGGGAAACGTTATGAATATATATCAGTGGCTTTGCCTTTTTTCTGTTCCGACATTGCTTGCTGCAACATTCAAGTATATGTTCACGCAGATCAAGGCAATCAAACAGGGCTTACAGGCATTACTTCGGGCGCAGCTTGTGTCCGAATACAACAAATGGAGCGATAAAGGATATGCACCGATTTATGCACGTCAGAACTTTCAAAATTGTTGGGTGCAGTATCATTCATTGGGCGCAAATGGCGTGATGGATGATATACATACACGGTTCTTCGAACTTCCGACAGAACCGACAGAAGAAAAGGCAAGGGAATAATCCCTTGCCTTTTTTGTCTATTTATTGATTTGTGCCATAACAGCAGCTTTAATAAATTCACCAACGCTTTGTCCTGCGGCGGCTGCGGCGGCTCTGATCCGCTGCTCATCGGCTTTTGCAAATAAAACAGATGGCTTGTAGTAGTTTGCCTTTTTGTAGGCAACGTCGTATTTGTTCTGATCAAATTTTTCCATTATTCACGGCTTCCTTCCCGGATGATGATTTCTTCGGTTACATCGTCACTTTCGGTGGAGCAGACTGCGATGCGAATTTGGAGACCGTCGTAGTGGGGGTTGCGCTTGTACTCATTTGCCATCTTGATAGCTTCACGCTTAACGGTGCTGCCAGTGCCGCAATCGTTGTCATAACCGATCTGTACTGCATAAAACTTTTTCATGATTTTATCTCCTTTTCGTGTTCGCTTTCTTTACTGTGATTATATTGTATCACATAGTGCGCACTATGTCAAGAGGTTTTTTATAATTTTCAGAAAATTATTTCGTTTATTTTGCGAATGGATTGAGTGGGTATTCGGGCGTATACTGGTGGTATAATGTTTTAAAGGGGTAAGAAGTATGCAGAATCAAATAATTCAGTGCAAAGCCTGCGGAAACGGCATTGCCAAAAGTGCAAGGTTTTGTCCGCACTGCGGATATAAGAACAAAAGACCTTTTTATACAAAGTGGTGGTTCTGGCTGATTGTGGCGTTCTTTGTATTGGGGGCTGTCGGTAACGCAGGGGATGATTCAGGATCATCGGCTGATGTGGGCGAAACCACAACAGCGGCTACAACAGCAGCAACAACAAAGAAAACGACAAAAGTGACAACTAAGGCTACAACCAAAGCAACTACGGCGGCAACGACAAAGGCAACGACAACAGCAGTTGCGTATGTATCGTATGAAGAAGCTGCGGAAGCACTTGAACCATATTTAAAAGACTATTTCAGTTTTTATGAAGTTGAATCAACAGATACAGGCGTTGTGGTAAAAATTGCAGAAGATGGATTGACAGCAGATGTAATTGCATTCCAAAATGCCGGGTATGACGAAAACCATGAATCCTGGGTTGAACTTCGGGAAAGCATGGAAAGCTTGTGTGATGATATTTATACATTTGTAAAAACGCTTGTCGGCGAAGACTGTATTGTATCACTTTTAGTTTTAAACGATCAAAACCACGATAATGTTTTACTTGGCATCACAAACGGCATAGTTGTGTATGATGTGCTTGCTGAATAAGCAGAAAAGACCACCTTTGCAGGTGGTCTTTTTATGCTCAATAGTGCCTCGGAAATGCAGCCGGGTAAACATCCCGCAGCACTAAATTCATAATCTTGTCAAGCGTGAAGATATCGCACTTGTTCAGCATGTCCCCGATGTGCTGCAGGTATTCTTCCTTGTTGTCAAACAGCATATAAGCCATCAGATTTCACCTGCCTTTACCGGACGCATGCAGATGTTGACTTCATAATAATCTTCATCAGCAGCGCATACAGAATCTACAATGTAGTTGCCGTATGCATCAAGAACAAGCGGATCATCCTTGTCAAACGGAAGGGCATTTGCGCCGTACCCGATGACGATCTTCTTTGCGGTTTTGAGAACGCTTACAACTTCTTTTACTGTCATGGTGATCATCCTTCCAAAAATTCTTCATAATATTTTGTGAACATTACACGCAATTCGGATGGTGTAACGTCATGGGACTTCATAAAGTCAAGAAATTCATTCCACAAGAAATTGTGCCGTTCTTCATGGAATTGCATATCTTGCATGAACAACTCCCCGCCGTTTGGATAGCCGTATTTACTGGACGTTTCGCCGACACGGTTTTTCTTTGCTGTGGTACATATATTCATTTTGTCACCCTTTTCTTGCCCTGCCATCATCAGACCATGTGGGGCGGTTCATGGTGACGGTCGTTAGACCGTTTCGGCTAATTTACTTACGAATTTCATAAGTGGGAAGGGGGTTGGTATATCCTTCAACATCCTGTTCATAACGATCCATGCGTTCATAAGAACGAACACGGGATTCTGCTTCGGAAAGTTTACTATAACTTTCAAGATATTTACCGTTGATGTAGATTTTGAACTTTTTCATTTTTTATATCTCCTTTTCTCTTACCTTGTGATTATATTATACACCCATTATGTGTGTTTGTCTATTGGTATTATGCACATACTTTGCGTGTTTGTTTTGTGTATTATGTACACTTGCATTGTGTGTATATTTTCGGTATAATAGTAACATGGGAAAGGAGTGTTTTATATAATGGCTATCCAGTACAAAATTGATGTTCTTGAAAAACTAAAATCGGCAGGATACACAACGTACAAACTCAGACAAGAAAAAATTATGGGTGAAAGAGTGATACAACAGTTAAGGAACAAAGAAGTTGTATCGTGGAAAACGGTTGAAACAATATGCGAACTATTGCAGTGCCAAATCGGCGATATTGTAGAATACGTGTCAGACAATGCAAAAAGCGTGGAATAATCCACGCTTTTTTGTTGGTCTTTTTATATCCATCTTCAATGAGCGTATGAACTTGCGCCCTGATGATAGAAATAAAAGGTATAAAAAAATTATACCTTCAATTTCACGTCAAGCTTAATTGGCGGGGTGTCCCAGTTTGCGCCGGTTTTCAAGCCGTCAGGCTTGATGCGTCTGCCGTTTACGGTGACACGCTTTGCATCGGAGCGCATGCGCTGCGCTTTTTCCCTGTGGTAGGTGATGCGTTCGATGCAGGATTTAAGCTGCATGTTTTTCGCTTTTGCTGAAACGTCAGGATCTTTCAGGGTACGCAGGGCATCTTCAAAGCGTTGCTTTTTCTCAGCATAGTCAACAGGGTCG